CGCCGCATCGGCGATAACATCGAAAACCCCAATATACTGTCGTTTCGTAACATTAACTGTTCCTCACTAATTATAACATAAGGACTGTAATATGTCAACCCCTCGATATAAAAAAAGAGGGACAATGTGTCCCCCTATCGTTACACTCTGTCTACGACTATGTGTTACTTACCAACCATAAATCTCTTTGATTTCTTCATCACTATGGTCTCCATAATAACCCCGACAAAATGTCATAATATCATCGAAAGATTGAAAGGTTATCTTATATCCTGGGAAGTTATTTCCTTCCTCTTCAGTGATACTTAGTGGAGTGATGTTGATATCATTTAGGTAGTCAAATACTGTGACATTACCCTCATTCAACCAATCGAATGTATCAGTGAAAGTGTTGTTCATAAGAGTTGATTGTGTGGTTACACTATAGGAGACAATTGGAGGTGAGTAACTCTGTCAACCGTAAATCTTCTTATGTATTTGACAATCAATCCACTCTAATAGTTCACATGCATCAACACGTTCTTGCGGTTGATGTGATAAAACAAAAGAGCGCTCTAAGTTAAATCCAATTGAAACATTACGAGCTCGGTCATAACTAAGCTTTCTGTCATTATCACACTCATGAAATACTAGAGCAGTCATAGTGTTATAAGACCCTGCAATCGGTGTTCTTTTGAATAACATGTGTGGTGTGGTTGGTGTTACACTAGAGAGGACAATTGGAGGTGAGGTATTATAAGGGGGTGTTAGTTTGGTCGCATTGCTTCACAAAGTTCATCAACAATTCAGTTACTCTACTCAAAATATCATCACGACCTTCAGCGCAGCCTAGGTCATAAGCGGCACGCATTTGATGCTTCTGTTCTTCAAAAAATTCCTCAAACATGCCATCGAGGATCCGGCCGTCATAACTGAGGATTCGGTCCTGTTGGTCGCGAGGCAATGGAGGGGTTGAGGATACGATTTGATCACAAAGTTTATCAGTTAGTGGGTGAGTCATAATGATTGGCGGGTTACACTATAGTGGTCATTTGGAGGTGAGGTATTATAAGGGGGTTGACATTAGGGCCCAGTTGATGATGGCCCTCTAGAGAACTTCTTTAGTTAGTAATCAGAACTCCAATTCCATAAGTGTTGGCTCATTAGCGACTTGTGCTACTTGTTGTTCATTAGCGCCTTCGGAGATACTCTCAAGAATTTCAAGAATCTGTGAACCAGTGTTACCCTTACGGAGCAGTGAGATCATTACAGATTTGGTCATAATAAAAGTGTTACTTAGTGGTGTGTGAGTTAGTGATAGTTTAGAGTCATTACGGACTGTTAGTTAGCGCTAATACTAAATAATACTGTTATGTGTTCCACGAGTTCACTTATCGGCGCTTTAGTTATTACAACTGAACTCTCCTACGGGGTCAAGAGTCAGTATCAACTAAGCACAACCAGTAAGTAACACATAGGAGAGACACATCAGCAGACAATAGTATACAAAAGGTTTTTAGAGAGATAGGCCTTTACTCTATTTTTTAGTGCGTATATGTAACACATAAAAATAGAGTGAGCATGTGAATCAAAGCGCTGATTTGCGTTTGCGCTTAATCTGTGAGGGCAGCACAGTCACTGTTACTTTGTAGTGACCATGAGCCTTAAGAGTGTCAATGGTCTGTAGCAGTTGTTGTGTTGAATTCATGCAAGAATAGTTCCTTTTACGTTAGCACCCGTAAGGTCAGCACCCACAAGGTCAGCACGCTCAAGTTTGGCATGCCAAAGGTCAGCACCCTCAAGTTTAGCACCACTAAGGTTAGCACCCCTTAAGTCAGCACACTCAAGGTAAGCACCCGTAAGGTCAGTACCTTTAAGGTCAGCACCACTAAGGTCAGCACCACTAAGGTCAGCGCCACTAAGGTCAGCGTCCTTAAGGTTAGCACCTTCAAGTTTAGCACCCCGAAGGTCGACCCACTCAAGGTTAGCACCCTCAAGGACAGCATCCTTAAGGTTAGCGCCTTCAAGATCAGCACCTGGTTTGATTTCGTAGCCGTTGATGATCATGATGTAGATTGTGTGGTTACACTATAGGGGTCATTTGAAGGTGAGTAACTTTGTGGGGTGTGAACTTTGAGGGTCTCAGAGTATTTTGGGGGAGGGGGTTGACATTATTGGGAAGGCCTGATAGAATACGGCCTTAGATAACAATAAGCTCTGGCCTTTATAAGGTCAATAACACTACTGCTGAAGCCATTTACTAACACCTTTTCCACAGATTACAACACTTATTCACACATTTTACCTTACTATTCCACAGCCATTGTGGAGAACTCTACAACAGAACATTATATTTATATCGTCATTTAGGGGGGTGATTTTTAACACTTACACTATATAAATAAATGTATCCAAGTGTTATTATCATGGCTTCAATCTACATCATCCAGAATAAAGAAACTACCAGAAAGTATGTTGGTTGCACAAGAAAGAAAGACCCTCATTATCGATGGAAAGAACATATCTACAGGTCTAGATTACCTTATGAGAATATGACTATCTGTAATGCAATAAGGGAAGAAGGAGTAGATGCATTTACCTTCTATGTAATAGAAACCTGTGATGAAGATATTATTAATGAAAGAGAAAAGTATTGGATAAAAAAGTTTGACACCTACAACAATGGATATAACTCAACGATTGGAGGTAGTGGTTGCACAAGGGACATATATCGACTGAATGATGATAGAATTAAACCTGTCAGTTGTTATACATTAGAGGGAGAACATATTCGTGATTATGATAGTAGGGGAATAGTATTAAAGGAGTTAGGAATAAGCAAAGCTTGTCTCACTGCTTGTATAAAAGGAACTACATTTCAATCTGGTGGATATAGGTGGAGTTGGAAAGGTGATGAATTAGTTGACAAGAAAGCGAGAGTGAATACGAGAGGTAAGATATATGGTATTCGTGAAGATGGTGATACTATGTGTTGGAATAGTCAAGCAGATTGTGCCGAAGATATAGAAGGAAACAGAAAGGGTAATGGCAACATATGCAAATCAATTAAATCCCCTAATAATAACAAATCTGAATGTAAAGGTTGGTATCTATGGAGAGGTGAAATACCATCTGATTTTACACCATCAACACCACATAGATTTGGATCTGAAAGTGCAAAGGAAGCAGCAAAATTACAAGGAACAAAGTGTGGTAGAAAGGGGAGAAGACCACTCTCTATGATAATGGGGTAAAAGGACTGCAACTACTATGTGTTAGTCTTACCCCGTAAATCACCTTGATATAAGACAAGTTCTGTTGGTAAGTTAGATATAATTCTCCTTCTAATAGTTGACGGTTCTATATCTAACTCCCTACTCCACTGTATGATAGTTTGCCTCTTTCCTTGGTATTCAACAAACACATTAGTTTCTCTGTTGTTTGCTTGTATTACCCTATCAGCCCATATAACATTTGATGGCATATATCCCTTACTATTATCAACTCTCTCTAGCGTCATTCCCTCTGGTATGTCACCCATATCACGATAAAAAAGTGTAAATGTTTTCCACTCTTCACACACTTGTATATTCTTTCTTATGTAAGATTGTTTATGTTTACACCTTGCAATCATCCCTGCCCATACTTTATAAATTTGTGTCTTTTGCATACCGTGTGTTATATGGTGTTGTGGGTTATGTTGATTACATCCGCAACTTGTTGTCCTCCCATTGAGTTTGTTTGCTCTTACTATTGTTCTATTACCACACTCACATTCACATTCCCAGTATACATCTTTTGACGGATATAACACTCTTTGAATAACAGTCAACTTACCTATCTTTTGTCCTGTTCTGTCTCTGAACTTCACGGTAATCAACACCTATCTGTTGACATAAGTCTATCATTGAAACATAGGAATTGTCAACCCTATCTGTATCCATCTCATCTATTGAGGGTGGTTCAGAGTGGGGTTTATAAGCTGCTATGATACCACTTAGTTGATAGGTTAGTTTATCATCCATCCGTGTATTGCGTAGGTGATAGATGTCGTAGTTCATACAGTCACCAGTTCAGTATACTCTTCCTCTGTAACTAACTTCTTACCTGTCCAGATATAGCGTTCAATACCATAACATGTATCGCCACAATCTTCGAGTTCATATTTATCATTGAAGTCTGCCCATTTACGTGGTAGGACATCAACAATCGATGGCTCAGTGAGTTTGGTTTGACATTGTTCTAGCACATAATCCATCAGGTTAATGTCAAGTTTGATATGCCAATAAGTATCAACCTCTTCATTGCGATCCTCTCCATAAATGATACCATCTTCTTCTGTAAAGTAAAAGGCTTCAATAGTGTAGAATTCACCTTTATCAAACTGTTTGGTTGTTGTCATTTTCAGTGAGTTGTAGATAGAAACAATAGAGAACAAATAACCATGGTGTGAGTATCATGGTAGGAGCAACTAGAGCTCCTAAGATATACTTTATCATGAGAAGATATAACCGTTAGTAAACTCTTTGGTGATGTTGTTATCTTTTACATACCAGGTGTAATCCTTTTGAAAGATACCATCAGTAACTGCATTACAAAACTCATTGATAAGTGCGTTGAGTCTTGATTTAGTAGTATTTGATCGATAACCACCATCGAAGATTTCAACATAGTCATCACCTACAGTAGCGATGTGATTACCATGAAGATATACTTTAGAAGTAGAATCTTCAGTCACAACTGATGTATTAGCAGACTGCCAATTAGCGTTGTTGTGAACTGCGGAACACATTTGGGTTTCGATCTTTCTCATGATGTTGATTGTGTGGTTACACTATAGGAGACATTTGGAGGTGAGTAACTTTAATACCATTGATTATAATATAGAAACAATAAAGGACAAATATCAACCAAGCCTCATCGAGTTAAAGAAAGGAACGGTCGTTAAACCTTCCACAGTGTTCATACGAACGAACCACTGAAAATCTTTCTGAAACACACAATCACCTGATTCTCCATGCTCACTTAGGATGGCATTTAGACGTGATTTAGTGGTAACATTTTGCCAACCGCCATCCATAAGTCTCACGAAAGTATTACCAACCTCGGCAATCTTGTTGCCGTGAAGAAACACATGAGATACCTTACCTGATACATTACAGTGAGAATGTATCACCATAGTGTTACCTGACTGCCAATCTTGACGGTTGTGAATGGCAGTGTTCATTTGGGTTTCGATCTTTCTCATGATGTTGATTGGTTGGTTACACTATAGGAGACATTTGAAGGTGAGTAATTCTGTGTTAGACTAATTAAGAGATTTTGTTGACGTTGTGAATCAGAATCTTCCTTGAATGGTTCATACTCAGGATGAGCATTTTCCCACCGTTTCAGATCATCATTCCATTCCTCTTGTTTTAACACATTATCCCAAAAATTGTTGTAGTTCATTCTTCAATAACAGATTGGATTACAAATTGTGGTTGAATTCGATTACAAGTCGCAATTGCTTCCTCTTTACTAGAAGCAATGTAAGCGAGACAATCTCTCATTGTCCAACCATTAGTACGATGATGTTCACCGTAGATCAGAAACTTAGATTCTTTCATAATAATTCAGTGGTTACACTATAGGGGACATTTGGAGGTGAGTAACTCTGTCACCACTGATTAGTTTGTATCAAATAGTTCCGTATCTCATTATATGCAAACCTCTGTATCTTAGGGTCACTCGTTGTATCTAATACCTCATACATTCTCTGAATATATTCACTCTTTGTAACTGGTGTGGAGATACTTTCCTTTGTACTATATCCTAATTCACTGTTACCATTGGTGCGCACTTTACTCTTTCCCCAATTACCAGTAATTTGACCTTCAGTACGAAACTTTGGTTTGATTTTTGAGAGGTTTGAATAAGTCATTTGTTTGTCTGAACCTTATACTATAGAAACACTTTAGAGGTTACTAACTTTATTAACCACCATATACTTCCTCTCCAAGAGGAGTATCAGAACCAACATACTCACGAATATCAGAAGGATCTGTTGATCCAAGATATACCTCACTGAAAAGGATTGCGTCACTATGTGACTTGAACTCAACTGCCACATTGTCATGCATTGTAGAATTGAATGTGACAGATAGTGGTGTTACATTTGCAATCTCACATACTTCTGCTACTGCAGTAAGTGAATGATCAGAGAAAAAATCGTATTTGATGGTGATAGACATGATTTAGAAACGTGGTTACACTATAGGGGACATTTGGAGGTGAGTAACTCTGTAGAATCAATCTCCTGCGAGTTCGTTCATCATTTCATTCATCTCATCATAGTTGATTAGAGGATCATTCCACTTAACTCCATCACCTGTAGCAAATCTTTCACTGTTATTCATACAACGAACAAATGCATCATATGGGGTATCATCAACGGTACAGAACTTGACACATGCCTTGGCAGTATTATACAAAAACTCACTATTACCAATCCAAAGACTTGCGTTCCAAGTTTCCCAGGTACTCCATCCATTGTAAGTTGTATCTTCGATTGTGGTCTGATAGGTTGAAGTCATGAGTTGATTGTGTGGTTACACTATAGGGGTCATTTGGAGGTGAGTAACTTTGTCACTGATAAGTTGCGTAGATTGAATTACCACATACTGGCTCAATAATGCCACCTTTATAACAATCTTCTGATGACATATATGTTGCAACTTTACTGATCAATTTACCATCTACAACACCACTGTTATCAAGAACAGTTGTTTCAACATAAGGATAGCCCTGATACTCAATCATGTCATTGATCCAAGCATACATTTCAGCCTTACCATCAAATAGTTTCGATGTTGACATATCACCACCTGCGACTGCAAGATATGCACCATTGAATTCAGGGTTCATAGTGGCGAAGGTCATTTCAGAAACAAACATAATCAAAAAGCGTGGTTACACTATAGGGGACATTTGGAGGTGAGTAATTCTAGAAAAGCCAAGATAAGAACCCTTTTCTATCATTATCACTGTTGTGTTCTCTTACAATTGTTGGCCAAGTTGCACTTGAGTTTGGTATCATACCTTCAACAAGTCTCATTGCCTCATCATTATACATTGCTTCGACATTCATATAACGAGTTCCAGCTTCTGTCGGTACAGTGTAAGGAACTCGGAAGGTGTAAGTGATTTGTGCCATAATAAAAAAGAAGAATTGATTTAGTTAGGAGTGGATTCTAGTTCAAACAAATTGCGTCCCAATTTTTGTTCTAATTGTTCATCAACGCAGTTGTCATATTTGAATGGTTCATCTAGTGGTATTTTATCACAAACAGAACCCAATCTCTCGATTAGGTCTAGAATCTGTTCAGTTTCAGGATATGCCTGAACTGGTAATGCTCCAGGAAAGGAGAGGAGGATTACCAGTGGAAATAGAGTAACTAATTTCATATTAACCGCCAAACATTTCTTCAAACAGAGGAGTTTCAAACTGTGCTTGATATTCCATATTTAGTCGTGCAATCTGTTCTTTACAGAATTCTGCCTTTTGTTGGGCTAGATACATCTCCTGGCGGAGATCGTATTGTTGTTGATTCCTTTCAGTGAGTGTCATAATGATTGGCGGGTTACACTATAGTGGTCATTTAGAGGTGAGTAACTTTGTCGTCCGCCATATGGGCCTTACATTGTAATACTGTAACCACCACAGAAATTGTATTACAAATGCCCATAGATTAGCGAGTTGATGCTGATACTTGAACCGCAGTCATTACCTTCTGTGTTGTTGAATCAATCCACACAATCTTGTGGGTCTTGATGTCTGATGCAATGTTGTAGATCATTTGTCTGATTTACCATTAGTGAAAGAGCCTAGAATTGGTTCAGGGCCACAAAGATTACGTTTAACTTCTGCATATCCAAACTCTTCAGATAGATCACAACAAATACGCCATGCTTGATCTAAATCATTTGTGGTTACATCTTCATATCGAGCGGATGGAACAATGATCCTAAACTCCATTTGAATTGATTGCGTGGTTACACTATAGGGGACATTTGGAGGTGAGTAATTCTATTTCAGTTCAATTCTCTCGAATAAACACATACCAAGGTCAAAATATAGATCCTCATCCATCTCACCCATTTTGGCGTCTAATGCTTCTTGAACACAATGACGCATAACCTCGTTATATTTCTCGTTTGCGTAAATGTGTTCGATAATGTCATCTTTGAGTGCATCAGCAATACGTGATACAGTGACTGCGGAAAGTGCCATGATAATTAAGAAAAGTGTTTGATAATGGTTACAAAGAATGCCCCGACGGCAATGTAATAAAAGAAGCGGAACATAAACATCAACGAAGATAAAGGAATGAGCCGTATTGGTCAATAACTTCAGGGTGATCAGTCAGAAAATCGATATAGAAACGAATGCCTTTGGCTGGTGCCTTATAACTGGCTGGTTTGTAACATGCACCAGACTCTTTATCTACAAACATAAAACAACTACGACCATCTCTGACAACACCATCATAACATTTTGATTGCCACACTTTGATGTACTTACGACCAACTTCCATTGTTAGATAAGAATGAAAGTTACGTCCATTCTCAACAGCCAAGACTTTCCAGTCATTGTTAAGAACTTCGATCAATGATTCTGTTAGAAACTCTGCCTTGGTTTGTGTGATTGTCATGAGTTGATTGCGTGGTTACACTACAGTGGTCAATTGGAGGTGAGTAACTTTAATCTTCAATTGTCCTCCAGTTGGTTGACTGCTTAGATGAGCTGTTCTCTTGTCATTTTGCTTTGATCAATCATGTCTACTATCTCTTGGAGTTCATCCAAGAACTCCTTAGGATAGGTTTCATCCATACTGAGAGATGCCCAAAACCACTCATAACACTCAGTGTAAGGATCATCACCAGGCAATATAGCATAACCTTCATAATCACCGGCCATTAAATCACTCCACATATAGAAGTTACATTTAAACGAATAAAACCAGGCCGGAATGAGGTGTTTGAAAATGTAGTTAGTCCAGGTCATTAGTTGTCCTCCTGTTGTTCTTTATCTGTCATTGTGCCATCTCTTCACAGGTTGGTTGATTCTGGATGATCAGTTTGTCACTAAAATGGACCACACCTGCGGATATGATAATAGGCAGGAAAAGCGACCAGAACATAAATACAAAGAAAAAGCAGCACTGGGTTCCCTCGTCTAGTTCGTCGAATGCTCGGAGGAAATTAATCATGGGTTTCATTAGTTGTTCTCCTGTTGTTGTGGGCGCATTGTTTCCTTGAAATCTTCAATTAACGTAGCTTCGCCTCCAGCTCTTGATCAGCGGATTCCCGCAGTTCTTGAGGAACAGTGGCGTTACGTTGTTGCCATCCCCATTCGGCAATTTTGTGATAAAGATAGTCGTCAGCCTCACAGTAATCCTGATGGTAGCCTTCGGCTCGCCATGCGTTGATTAGCTCTTTCGGTGGTGTGAGCGGGTGTTGTGGGTCAACCATTGTTGTTCTCCTGTTGTTGTTGTTTAATCGCTTCTTTTAGTTCTGAGGTAGCAGGGCTATAGCCAAGAATGCTGGAATACTGAACGACTTCTTTGTCAGTAATCACCTTGACATAGCCTGTTGAGTAAGGGTTATCGGTGATTTTTATGTAATGCTTGGCCGCAGCAAAGACATTACAGGTTCGGCCTTCGTATTCGCCCGGTCCGCGTCCGTCTACTGAATCGCCACCGTACAAAAGATACCAAGTTTCAGTCATTAATTGTTCTCCTGTAGTTGATTAAATGCTTCAATTAGTTCTTGATCTCCAGACTTCAGGATTAAACGCTCAAGATTCTCTTGGGGAGTCTCAACGGACCCCCACCTGTGGCCATTGATAGTACCCCTGACAGTACCATGGACATCACCATGGACATAACCAAAGACATCACCATGGACATCACCATGGACATCACCAAAGACATTACCATGGACAGTCAGAACCTTCCAGCCACCTTTGTGGGCCTGCATGAAGCTGACAAGTTCAAGCACTTGCTCAAGTGTGATTTTTTCAGGCATCAGTTGTTCTCCAGTTGTTGATGTTGTTGTTGTGGGCGCATCGCTTGTTTGAGGTCTGCGATCATCCTTCGAGATTCGGAATGAAAATCAAGGTCATAACAGTCTGGACATTCCTTAATCCATTCAATAACCTGCTCCAATTGCCAATCAGCAGCGGCACGCATGTCGCTATGGCGGAAGAGGACAACGCCAATGTTGTCAGCCCATTGTTTTTCGGTGGCGATCACTTCGCACATTTCATCAGTCA